CCGCTGCCGTGCCGTCCCCTGGTCCGACGCCTGGACCACTGACGGCGTGCCGTTCCCCGAAGCGCTGCGCCGCGAGGCAGAGCGGTCGATCGGCTACGGCCTCGGCCGCCCATCGGAGTCCCGCGCCGTTCGGCTCCGCGCGGCCCGTGAACTGCTGCGCACCGTCGATGACCTGCTGCCCGCGGTCGAGGCCCGCGCCCGCACCGCGCTCAGGACCGGCCGGTTCCCAGCCGCCGCATAGATCCCCCGGCGCCCGCCGATGGGCCGCCGCCGAACCCCGTGATGGGAGACACCAGATGGGCATCCACACCACCGCCCGGCACGCTCGCGGTATCAGCCTGCCGCCCGGCACCATCCTCGGCTACCGCACCGACGGCCGGCCGATCCACGTCATCGCCGGCGGCGCCGACGACACCGACGACGGCCCGGACGTCGAGGTCCCCGACGACGAGCCGGAAGAGGAGTCGGAGGACGAGGAGGAGCCGGAAGCTGAGGACAAGCCGAAGCCCAAGCCGCCCGCGAAGAAGGATGAGCCGGCGGACGACTTCAAGCCGCCGTCCAAGGACGAATGGGCGCGCACGCAGGCCGCGCTGAAGAAGGCCAACGAGGACGCCAAGAGGCACCGGCTCCGCAACAAGGAGCTGGAGGAGAAGGCCCGCGGCGACGAGACCGAGCACGAGAAGGCTTTGCGGGAGGCCCGCGAGGAGGGCGAGAAGCGGTACCGCACGCCGCTGGTACGGACGGCAGTGCGGGGCGCGCTGGTGGAGGCGGGCGCGCTCGCCTTCCTGCAGGAGGAGAAGGACCCCGACAGTAGCTCCGCGCGGGAGAAGGGCGAGTCTCGACTGAAGCGGCTGCTGAAGCTGGTCGACATGGACGGCCTGGACGTGGACGAGGACGGGTCGGTGTCCGGGCTGGAAGCGGCGGTCGACGACCTCCGGAAGGACTACCCGGAGCTGTTCGCGGCTCCGGTGCGGAAGCCGAAGCCGCGGCCGACGGGTGCTCCGAAGCCTGCTGCGGTGGAGAAGCCCAAGAGCACGGCGGAGTTGCACGCGGCCCGACTTCTGGGCAGGGCTTGACATTCGAAGGTATCTTGGTGGCATCAGCTTTGATTCGGTGATCGGATCGCGCTGAAACCTTGCTTGCGAAGGCGCCCGTGATGGGGCCCGAGCCGACCAGCTTCCCCATCACGCCGCCCGCAGGAGGGCACAGTGGCACGCAACACCATGGAAGCGTGGATTCCCGAAGAGTGGGAAACCTCGCGCGTCGTCCAGTCCATCACCCAGATCTCCGCCGTCGAGGCACTCGCCGCCCGCATCACCATGGGCTCCGACACCAAGCACGTCCCGCGCACGGCCGGCATGTCGGTCGCGGTCGTCGCGAAGGGCGGCACCTACGGGGAGGACACCAGCCTCAACGACGAAGTCCTGCTCTCCGCGATCAAGTTCGGCCAGGCCGTCCGTATCGCCGAGGAGGACATCGACGACTCGGTCGCCAACGTCATCGAGGCGAAGATGGTCGGCTGGGGCAAGTCCTACGCCAAGATGATCGACAACGCCTCCCTCGCCGTCAGCGCGGCCAGCAACGGCACGACCGTCCCGTTCACCAGCCTCTACCAGCTGCTGAACACCACCGATGCCAACGTCGGCTACACCGGCGGCACGAACATCACCACCGCCGCATCGTCCGGCGCGCCGAGCTACGCCGAGTTCTCCACCGCGATCGGCAGCGTCGAGACCGGCGACTACTTCGACCCCAGCTCCATGGTCGCCATCGCCCACCCGGCGTTCCGCAACAGCATGCGAAACGTCAAGGACTCCCAGCAGCGCCCGATCTTCGTCCAGGGCACCGCCGGAACCCCCGACACGATCTTCGATGTGCCGGTCCGCTGGAGCCTGGGCGCGAAGCTGTCCGCCACGGCCACGCCGTCGCCGACCGGCCGCCCGATCATGGCGTTCGTCAACCCGGAGCTCATGCTGCTGGGTGTCAGGAGCGGCCCGGAGTCCGTGTTCATCGACGGTCGGGATGGACTTAGCGCTTTGACCGACGAGTCGATCCTGAAGATGCGCGCCCGCCGCGGCTGGGCCTACGGCCACCCCAACGGCGCGTCCATCCTCGTCGGCTGACCCCGTTCCCCGCACCGCCCGACGGCTCCGGGCGGTGCGGCGGCCAACAAGGGAGGTGAGCCGTGGCAGCAGCGAAGAAGACCACCAGCAGCGCGCGGGCGCGCCAGCACCCGGCGAAGGCCGGCGAACCCCAGGTCGAGGTCGACAAGCGGTCCGCCGACGGCAGCGAGGGAACCCGCTTCGTCAAGGAGTTCGTCGTCCAGGCGGCACGGTGGAACGACCAGGACTACCAGCACGAGGCCAACCGCGCCGGCGTCGTCAACGAGGCCATCCAGCGCGGCCTGCACCCGCGTGGCGACGTGCGTTTCGACGGGCAGGAAGAGCACCCCGACGGGGAGTCGCTGGTGCTGACGTACTCGGTGGACACCGTGCCCGCGTCGGTCGACCAGCACCCGGAGGAGACCACTACGCCGCGCAAGGTGATCGAGGGCGAGGGCTGACATGGTCAACGCCTGGTGCACGGCGCAGGACGTCATCGACGCCACCGGCGTCAGCGTGACGGACCAGCAGCTTGCCCAGGCGCAGGCCGCGATCGAGGTCTTCAGCAACCGAATCTGGACCGACACGGACCGGATCCGGACGCGGGACCTCTACTGGCTGGGCCAGGCCGTCGCCTACCAAGCAGCGTGGCTGGCAGGCCAGTACGGGCTGGAGACGCGGCTGGATGCCACGCAGATCCAGCAAGATCAGGTCTCCACCACGCTGGCAGACGACGGCCTGGTCCTCGCACCGATGGCGAAGCGTGCCCTGGGCCGGGTGTCGTGGCGGCGGTCCCGGACCGTGCACGTCCGGTCCCCGCTCGAAGGCGCGGGCCCGGTCATCGGCAACGAGCTCACCGACGGCATCGACGACAGCTTCGTCTGGGCCCCGTACACCGGAGGCCCGTGATGCCGATCGCTCTCGCCACCACCACGATCGCCGTCCTGCGCGGCACCACGACCGACGCGTGGGGTGATGAAGCCGACACCGACACGGCTGTACGCACCGGGATCCCGGCCGCGCTAACCGAGCAGTCCCGCCGTGTCACCACCCGCGACGACCCCACCCCCCGCATCGTCCGCTACGCCGTCGCCCGCGTCGCAGCCGGAACGGACGTCACCGACCAGGACCGCGTCCGCGACGAGCGCACCGGCGCCATCTACACCGTCGACGCCGTCTCCTCGATGGCGAACCCCGCAGCGACAGCCGATCTCCGACTCGACCTGCGGCGCACCACCTAACAGCACACGGCCACCACACCCGGGGAGACCGGGCGGCCACGAGTACGAGACCACCTTCGGAGAGGAGGCGGCCATGGCGCGATCCAGCCTGCGGATCGACCCTTCAGCGCGCGAGCACGTTGACGCAGCCATAAACGACTGGCTCCAGGACACCATCGGCGAAGCCATCCTCGGCGACGCCAAGGACTACGTCCACAAGCGCACTGGCCGCCTGCACGACAGCCTCCGGGCCGAGACCCACGACAAGGTGCTCCGCGTCGGCAGCCTCGACTGCAACTACGCCACGGACGTTGAGCTGGGCACCGCGCCGCACGTCATCCTCCCCAGGAACAAGCAGGCCTTGTACTGGCCGGACGCTGACCACCCGGTCGCGAAGGTCAACCACCCCGGCACGCCCCCGATGCCGTACCTGCGGCCCGCTCTGTTTCAGCGGAGGACCGCATGAGCCTCCGCCTGCGCCCCACGCCTGAGCTCGTCGCCACGGCCTGGTTGAAGACCGTCGTCGGTGACCGCGTGGCGACCACTCTGCCCAAGGACAACACCACCTGGGCCGCGTCCGGGTTCTGCACGCTCGTCGTCGCCGGCGGCACCCCGAACCTCTACGTGCCCCTGCGGGAACCGGCGATCGGCGTGGACTGCTGGGCGGTCAACCCCCAGTCGCAGAAGCCGCCGTGGAACAAGGCCGCCGCCCTGGCGGAGGCGATCCAGGCAGCCTGCTACGACCACCCGGCGATCCCGCAGGTGCTCACCCTCCCGGCCGGCTACCCGCAGGCGCGGGTGCTGTCCGCGTACACCACCGGCGAGCACCGGCGTATCCCGGACGACCCGTCGTCGTACGCCCGCTACTCGATCCCCGGCCTGGTCATCGCGTGGACGGAGGTGGCGTCATGAGCCGCATGTGGGCCATCCAGGAGGACACCCCGCACGGGCAGCTCCTGTCGTGGAACGGCCGGACCATCGTCCACAACGACCGGGCCGAGCTGGAGTTCCTCCTCGCCGGCCCGATCCGGATCGTGCCGTGCCCGCCGAGCATCCCGCCCGAGCAGACCATCGAACTCCGCTTCCACCCGCAGTTCTCCCACCACCAGTTCCCACTTCGGAGAGAGGCCTACCGCTGATGCCGACCGTCCGCACCACCATGCGCCCCGACCAGCCCATCGAGGTCGACGACGCCGAGCACCTGGACCTGCAGCGTCAGGGCCTCCTCGTCGAAGCCGACGCCGACCAGTCCGCGCCGCCCGCGACCGCGGCCCCGGCCAACCCCGCGAAGAAGACCTCCGGCGCGGCCGGAAGCAAGGAGAGCTGACCCATGTCGGTGACCACGACCAACCTCATCCAGGGCCCCGCGACGTTGTACAGCGGCGCGTTCGGCGCGCTGGAGCCGACCGACACCCAGGTCAACACCATCCCCGCCGCGTCCGCCTGGACCGACCTGGGCGGTACCCAGGACGGCGTCA